ACTGATCTTATTAATAATCGTGGCGATAAGATTAAAGAGCTTGAGGAACAGCTTAAGAAGCTGCAAGAAGAAAGTGATAAGGAGGCTGTAAAGAATGTCGCATACTGATTTTCTATTCAGTTCCTGCCTCACTGAAGATAACCCAAAAGTTATTAGAATCCCAGCGAGTCTTGAGGAATTAGACGATTGGCAAAAGGGTAGAAAAAGTATTGGTGAGGCTATGCCTCGCCTTTCTCAAGCCCAGATAGATTTCTTAATGTATGGCTTAGAGCCATTGGATTTCAACACTGAGAGGTAAGTATGTATTCTGTTCACGCTAAAGCGATCCAAGATTACGCAAAAGAGTCTAGTGATAATCTAGCTGATGTAATTACTATGGTGGTCTTAAGCATTCAGCAACCTTGGTCGGCTGTTGGTAAACAGATGGCTGATGTAAAACTAAATGGACGTAACTCAAAGTTTCTTTGGGGCAACAAAGGGAGAACCTATGACTATATAACTAGACGCAAGGGTTTTATATTCAATCAATTCCTTGCAGTTATAAACTCTAACAAGTCAGATGCAGAGAAAGCATATTCTCTTATGAATATCTTCTTGCGAATTGATGGGCTTGGTATGGTTAAAGCTGGTTTTGTTTGTCAGCTTACTGCTGGCTTGGTAGGTTGTATTGACTTACACAACATCAGATTGTATGGTATTGATGAAAAAGTTTTGAAGCTTCCTAAGTCTCTAAAGTCTAAACACATTAGAGATGAAAAGATAAACAAGTACATTTCTATATGTCATAATATAGGTACTGAAAATCTTTGGGATACTTGGTGTAATTTTTTAGCTACAAAAAATTCAGTGTGGTCTAATGGCTTTGAAGTTTCAAAAGTACATTATGATTACTTGATGGTGTCAAACTAAACTTGGAGTTTATCATGGAAAACGTAGTATCTATTTTCAATCGTGAGTTTCAACCCTCTGTATTCGGTGGCTTTGGAGCCGCAGACTTTGAGGTAGCAACAGTTCCTCTAATGTATTTTGATGATAATGATGGCTGGCATCATTCTTCTAAGGTTGCTGTAGTCCGTACAGATACTATGGAAGAACTTGGAGTACACGGCCCTAAGTATAAGCCAGTAGCTCCTAAGACTTTGATTCAAGCACAGCGTAATATTATTCTTCGCAGCGATCTGAATACAGATGGCATCAAAGAAGAAATACAAACCAGCCATAATGGTAGTCGCACGTTTGTAAAATATACTCTACCGAACCATACCTATGAGACACCTAACGGTGACAATGCTTCGCTAGTCTTGTTGGGTATTACATCCTTTGATAGTTCTTGGCCCTTTATGATGAGTGTTGCGGCCCATCAGTTTGCTTGTCTTAATCTTCAGGTATTCACCTCTGGTGAGATTACAGTATTCAAGGGTCGCCATACTCAGAACCTCGACGTTGATCGCGGCTCAAGGCTTATTGTAAAAGCTCTTGAAGTCTTTGAGACTGAGCGAGACAAGTGGCATGAATGGAGTAATACTCCTGTCACTGAACAGCAAGCCATGTTTGTTTTTGCTGAAGCCGCAGGCTGTCTGGATCAAGTCAAAGCTTTGATTGCTGGCGGCGCTAGTAACTGGTCAGAGATCTTCGATGGTCTACCACGATTCAATAGTGCTTTGAATTATCTTTGGCTTCAGTGGTCTACTTATCGCTCAAGGCTTGGCAAGAATAAGTGGGCTGTGTATAATACACTCACTGATTGGTCAACTCATGCACCAGCCGCTAGGAAAGCATCAGAAGCTAATATCGCTTCAGTGCGACACAAGAGGCAAGAAGTTGTTAGAAAGACTGTTCACTCCGTGGTCTTTCAAAACGCTGCTTAAATCTTATGTCGTGTTGTCGAGCCTCTTGGAAGAAATTCCAAGGGGCTTTTTTATTGGTGGACTACTATGAAAAATACGGAAGAATTAATCAATGACCTAGTTGTTCTACATCTTTATACACTACCACATACTGACTACTGCAAGCTCCGTCAAGACTTGAAGCGGTATGTAAAACTCAAAGACAAAGACATAGAAAATGTTCTATGGCGAATTCGCAAAGGGGATTGGTGATGCGCAAACAAGATAAAGAAAGAATGATAAACACTAATCGTTTGGTCAGATCAGCAATGACTGACGAAGATTACTGTGCATTTATTTTGGATTGCTTGCACCAAGAACAGAGCAAATGGTCTTTGGAACAATTAAATAAATTCTGGGACGATGCCGCAAAGTCTAGCGACACCGTTGAAGAATGGATCAACAACCACAGAGGAAAGTAAAATGAAATATTATATTGCACCACATAAAACATTTGGTGGCGTACAGGTTTGGCGTGTTGTCAAAAGATTACGAGACTTCAAGCCCGAAGAAGGCCAAGAGTATATCGTAAAAACAAATAAGCGACAGCTTGAAATGGGGGATTCGTTGCCGATCTATATCGGCTTAAATGGTAAGCTACAAAAGTGTAGTAGCTTTGCCCTCTTTTTATTCTAGGAACTTATTATGCAACTTACGAAACTACAGCAAAAAACCCTTCATGCTAAATGGATATTTTGGAATGAAGGTCAAACCTATTTAGCTTTCAGAAGAAAAGTTAAGCCTGTATTCATGGGGCAGGGTGCTGTTCAAGTACCTTGGAATGGGCTGTGGTTAATTATTGAACTTGATGGATACACTAGAGCATAGGAATACTATTATGAATAGCATAGAACTTACAGAGCATTGGAAGCAGCACCTTAGAAACAGCCGAGCTACCTCGTTAAAAGGTATGCGAAGATACAGAAAGCTAATGGGTGAGGATCATCCGGTAGCTAATTACTTTGAAGGTAAGGCGCAGGCTACAAACGAGGCGATACGAATACTTGAATATATGCTTGAGTATCAGGAGATATTTCATGGGAACCGCTAGTATGTATGGGCATCAAGAGTTTGATGTACAGCTTGATAGTCCTTGGATGACTTTAGATGCTAAGGTTACTTATATTAATCATGGCGATGAGGAGAACTTAGTTGAACTCGTTTCAGTGGAAGCTTATGGAATTGATATCACTAGCTGGATTAATAGTGATTACATATACGATCTTATTGCTGATGAGATAAGTAATGCTGACTATCATTGGACGGATCATGGAGATTAGGTATGAATGCTTATTACCGATACAACTGCTCAAACTGCAATGGCACAAACTTGATATGGCGGGGTGATATCTGTTGGGATAGTCTAGAAAAAAAGTTTGATGTGGCTCAAGTTGATAGCTACACCGAAGCATATTGTGATGACTGCGGTGAAGAAGTAAAGATAAAAAATAATGGAGATCAGAATGAGTAAATTTAGTGAGTACCCATGTATGATTACAGGAGAATATTATGAAGCCGATCTGATTGCAGAGAGCGCAGAGTTTGTTATGGAGCATCCAACAGAACCATCTTGGGGCTTCTACAAATTTAGTAGTATTGCTTGGGATGAGCGAGGCTTGGCCTGCTTTGTAAATATAGATGTTGAAGATGCTAGAGAACAATACGAGGCTGACTGATGAGTATTTATAGAGAATACTTTGCTTTAACTGAAGGCAAGTTAGTAAACATAGGAGACTTTGGAGATTGGACAGCGGCGGCTGAATGTGCTGACGATGTTCTGGGTGAGTGTGGTTGGGAGTGGGTAGCCAACTACTATGATGTTAAACAGTGGTCTAACTGTATTCAAGAGGTTGAGAATGAATATCTTTTATCGAAGTAAATGCCCGAAGAAAGCTGCAGAAAGTTTATGTGACCAGCACATTGTTAAGATGCCGCTGGAAACCGCACAGATTCTTTCTACTGCTCATCGTTTCCTTGATGGTACTCTAGTCGAGGGTCGAACTGAATCAGGCCGTAAGGCTAAACGCTGGGTCATGGATAAACATGATGATAAGTTTTATCTTGCGGCTCATGTCAATCATCCTAGCACCGTCTGGGCTAGAAAAAGCAAGGAACATTATGAATGGTTGTATGAACACTTTGAAGCTCTGAGTACAGAGTTTGAAAGCCGCTTCAAACACAACCACAAGAGTTGGGATAAGTTAAAGTTCTTTACTAAGAAGGTTCCACAAAACATTGAAGTTAATGGATTTGTTGACCCGCCTCAGTGTATGCCTGACGAGTTCAAAGATCCTAATACAGTTACAGCATACAACAAATATTATGAATTTAAATTCTTTGATTGGTTACAAAAAGGGAGGCCAATGAGATGGACAAACCACGCATAAAAGAATTCTTTTTTCTTTTGCGTAACTCGCCTGAGTATGTATATGCTCTAATCATAGTAACTTTCTTTTCAATTG